GCAACGTCAAGGCGATAAAGTTGGACAGCGTTGAGGTAGCGCGCAGGATGTTGGCGGCGGGCAATTCGGCATGGGTGCGCGCTGAGGATGTAACAGCGGTTACAGGGGCGGGGAATGGCGAAACTCAGTAACGACAAGCTAGACAAATTCCGTCCACAATTCCGCAATGCGAACAAGCACACGCAGCGGGGTAGCGGGATGCTTGAGGCTTCTATGCGTAAGTATGGCTACGTTTCACCCATGACAGCCGCCGCTAACGGTGAAATGATTGACGGTAGCGACCGGCTAGAAACAAGCGCCAACGTATTTGAGGATGATGTAATTGTTCTGCACCATGACGGGAAGAAACCTATCGTCATGGTGCGTGATGACATAGCCAGCGCAGACACGCCGGAGGCGCGAGAGATTAGCATAGCAGCCAACCGTATCGCGCAAGTGAACTTGGATTTTGATACTGAGATATTGCTAGGCGATTTGGCGGCAGGTGTAGACCTTGGGCAGTTCTGGCGACAGGATGAACTAGACGCGCTGTTGGATGGTTTGACGCCGCCGGATGTTGAAGCGCCGGAATCGTTTGGGGAATACGGCGAAGATATTGAAACGGCGTATTGTTGCCCGAAATGTGGTTATAAGTGGAGTGGCAAGCCTGAATGACGTATGAGGTTATCCGGCGCGTTGTGCATGATACATCGGGGCTGTATAGCCAAGGTGATATTACGGATAGACCCTGCCCTGCAATAACGATAGGCGTAAACGGTCTAAATAGCGCACATTATCAGGTTGAATACTATTTGACTGACAACCCGCTAGAAAGTGAGAGAAATGCCCGCATGAATAAGCCGCCGTACCTTGTGCCGAGCATGGCCGAAATAGCCGCTATACCGTGGAACGGGTTCAATGCCGTATCCACGTTTTCAGGATGTGGCGGTTCCTCGCTTGGCTACAAAATGGCCGGCTTTCGCGTCCTATGGGCTAATGAGTTCATACCTGCTGCACAGGATACCTACCGAGCTAACCATCCTGGCACAATCCTAGATACGCGCGATATACGTACGGTGCAGCCAGCCGATGTGCTAGAGGCTATCGGGATGCAGGCAGGCGAGTTGGATTTGCTTGACGGCTCGCCGCCATGCGCTTCATTCTCTACCGCAGGCAAGCGGGAAGCGGGATGGGGTAAAGTTAAGGCGTACAGCGACACGAAGCAACGTACTGATGATTTATTCTTTGAATACACGCGCTTGCTGCAAGGCATCCAGCCTAAGACATTTGTAGCGGAAAACGTTAGCGGCTTGGTCAAGGGAACGGCAAAAGGTTACTTCCTGGAAATACTCGCGGCGCTCAAGGAATGCGGTTATACCGTTACAGCAAAGTTGCTAGACGCTCAGTGGCTTGGGGTTCCGCAGATGCGCCAGCGTGTTATTTTCGTCGGCGTGCGAAATGACCTAGTAGCCAAGTATGGCGTAAAACCGGCGCACCCCAAGCCGCTAGGGTATCGGTACAGCGTGCGGGATGCGCTGCCCTGGATTGTAAAGCATGGGGAGGAGCCTCCCCATGCTGATTGGGTGCAATCGAATCGCGATGTGGGTGTGTTCATGGTAGACAGTTCACAAAAGCCGTGTCCAACGATTTTGCAAAGTGGCGAAAACAAAGGGGCGGGATATGTTGAAGCCAGGATTATACATGACGAGGGCGGGCAATGGAGCCAAGGGGATATTACTGACGAACCGGCTCCGACCGGACGGTCGGAGCGTGCTGGAACTATGTTTGTCGAATCTACTTCCCGCGCTTATCTCGATAAGCGCGGGGCTTTCGGCAACGAAGGCGACATTACCGACCAGCCCGCGCCGACCGTGCTTAGTGGCAGCGTAGGAACGCATTGGATTGTAGGCGTAGGAACGCATGGCGGCGAACGCTCAATTGATGAGCCTGCGCCTAGTGTGTTGACGCACGGGCGTCAACACACTACTAGCGAATTGACGGTTATCGAGGCGGAAGCCGACATAAGCCGGTACGCTATCGGGCGCGAGTGGGACAAACTAAAGCAGGGTGAAAGTACCTATTACGGCGGGCGACTATGGAAGCCTGATGTTGCGTTACCGTGTCCTACGGTAACGCAACGGGGCGGCGATAACACCGTTGCTTCCGTCGTTCACCCTACCGAAAAACGTAAATTCAGCATTGCCGAGTTGCGCCGCATCTGTGCCTTTCCTGATGATTTTGTATTCACAGGCTCCTACGCTCAACAGTGGGAACGGATGGGGCGCGCCGTTCCACCCGTGATGATGAAGTGGATCGCCCTTGCAATTCGCACGGAGATTCTAGACAAATGCAAGCCGTAATCGACCAAACCGAACCCGGCGTTAAATGGGAGTTTGACGATTCAGTTACCGCCGCATTTGATAACATGCTGGAACGTTCGATACCCCAATACGAAATAATGCGCCGCGCCTGCTTTGACCTAGCCTGCAAGTATGCCAAGCGTGCGACAACCATTGCCGATCTTGGCTGCTCACGCGGTGAGGCAATCGGGGCGCTGATTGACAGGTTCGGCGCGCACAATCATTTCGTTGGCCTTGAGGTTAGCGGGCCGATGCTGGAAGCGGCGCGGCATCGGTTCCAGGGGCTTATTGATTGCTCCGTTGTTGACATAAGGGAATGGGATTTGCGCCAGCGTGATTATCCGCTTGCCAACGTATCAGTAACGCTTGCCGTTCTGACTGTTCAGTTTGTTCCGATTGAATACCGGCTTCGCTTGCTCCGTAATATCTATCAGTCACTTAACCAGGGCGGGGCGCTTATCATGGTTGAAAAGGTGCTCGGCGCAACGGCTGACCTTGATGCTGCAATGGTCGATACCTACTACGCACTCAAGGCGGCGAACGGTTACAGCCAAGACCAGATAGAGCGTAAGCGGCTATCCCTGGAAGGCGTGTTAGTGCCGGTTACATCTAAGTGGAATGAGGAACTATTACACCTGTCGGGCTTTAGTGAGGTCGATTGCTTTTGGCGGTGGTTCAATTTTGCCGGATGGGTAGCGGTTAAGTAGATGCCTAAAGCGACACAAATAGAGCACGATAAGCGTGTTGAAACTGTCAAGCAATTCATATTGGCGGGTGTTGACGTTGACGAAATATGTCAAGATGTGGCTATTCGCTTTGGTGTCGGAACGAGACAGGCGCTTCGCTACGTGTCATACGCTAGAAAACGTATCATGCGTCGAGTTGAGGCAGACCGTGATGCTATGTTTGCAGAGCACATAGCACACCGACGTGATATGCGTAAGAGGGCACGGCAGACGAAAGATTTACGAGCTGAATTATCAATAGCGCAGGATGAAGCGAAGCTATGGGGTTTGTATCCGGCAGATGAACATAGAATTGCTGGTGCAGATGGCGGGGCGTTGACGATAAAACTTACCTGGGGCGAGAATGAGCGCGATAACGATACAACTGCCGCCCCTGCATAGTGGACAGCGCGCTATATTCGAGGACGCGCACAGGTTCAAGGCGGTATCGGCCGGCCGGCGTTTTGGCAAAACCAAGCTCGGCGCGCTCATGTGCTTTGCCGTTGCCGCGCAGAGGGGGCGGGCGTGGTGGGTTGCTCCGTCGTATGGTATCGCCCTGATAGGCTGGCGCATGATGCGACAGTTAGCGGCGCAGGTTCCAGGCGTGGCAATACGGGAATCGGAGCGAATGATAACGTTGCCAACGGGCGGGACGGTGCAAATCAAATCGGCAGACAATCCCGACAGCCTACGCGGTGAAGGGCTTGATTTTGTTGTGCTGGATGAATGCGCGTTCTTGAAAGAGGAAGCATGGACAGAGGTCTTGCGTCCGGCGCTGGCAGACAAACAAGGCGGCGCGCTATTTATCAGTACACCCAAGGGCCGCAACTGGTTTTACGCCATTCACCAGCGGGCTAATTACGATGACACTTGGAAATCGTTTCACTTTACTAGCTATGACAATCCGTTCGTGGCTAACAGTGAACTGGATGCCGCCAAGGAGCAATTGCCAGAATTGGTTTACCGGCAGGAGATACTAGCCGAGTTTTTGACCGATGGTTTGTCCGTCTTTCGCGGCATTGTTGAGGCTGCCACTGCGCCGCGCCAGAATGGGCCAACGCCCAACAGTACCTATGTGGCCGGCGTTGATTGGGCGCTCAGCACAGATTTTACCGTCTTGACCATCGTGGACGCTACAGCCCGCGCCGTTGCCTACGTTGACCGCTTTAACGGCATAGACTATAGCCTACAACGTCAGCGCATCGCGGTAGTATGTGAGCGTTTCGGCGTTACATCGGTGTTGGCAGAAGAAAACGCAATGGGCAAGCCGAATAATGATGAACTGCGCAGGATGGGGCTGCCGGTGCGCGACTTCACCACAACCAACGCCAGCAAAGCCGAGTTGATAGAACGGTTGGCGGCGGACTTTGAGAAGGGCAACATCAAGATATTGAACGACCCGTTATTGATTGCGGAGTTGCAATCATTCGGGGCCGAACGTATGGCGGGCGGTATGACCCGCTACAGCGCGCCTAGCGGAATGCACGATGACATGGTAATGAGCCTGGCGCTTTCATGGTACGCAGCCGTAAAGCCGCGCCGCCAACCTAGCACGCAACGAGGATAACAGATGCCAACCGACCTAGAAACAGCGGTCAAATGTTTGACCGCTAAGAAGCCGATTCACGATCGTTTTTTCGCCTACTATGACGGACACCAACCGCTAATCTATTCGTCCTCCAAACTGCGCGAAATCTTCCACCGGCTGGATGCTAACTTTGTGGAAAACTGGTGCAGCGTGGTTGTTGACAGCTTACTAGACCGGCTAGACCTGCGTGCCCTAGTTGTGGCCGATGATGACGCATCCACGAAGCAACTGCAAACCCTGCGCGAGCAATCCGGCCTGATTGACGACGAAGCCGCAATCCACGAGGACGTATGCGTTACTGGTGAGGCGTTTGTCATTGCGTGGCGAGATGATGAAACCGGCGATATTGATGCATATCAGAATGACAGCCGGTTATGCCATGCGTTCTATGCGGAGGATAACCCGCATCAGATGCGCGCCGCTGCTAAGTGGTGGATAGAGGATGGTATTGTTCGGCTCAATCTGTACTATGCTGACCGCATAGAATATTACAGCACAGTCAAGAAATTCAATGAGGGCGAGGACGTAACAGCTAAGTCGTTCTACCCGTTCGGGGACAGCCCGATTGCAGAGAATCCGTTTGGGCGATTGAATGTGTTTCACTTTCGCAGCAACCGCCGCCGGCCTAAGTCGCAGCTAAACGACGTGATATCCATCCAGGACATTGTGAATAAAACGCTTAGCGACCTGGTTGTTACCGGCGAGTTTATGGCTTTTCCGCAGCGATATGTCATCAGCGAATCAGGCATCGCCAATGGCAATCTACAGAACAACCCCAACGCTATTTGGGACTTGGTATCAGCGGCCAAAGAGTCGCAGCCAACTAGCGCCGGGCAATTCCCTGCTGCTGACCTGGGCAACTACCTTGAGGTAATCCGCGACCTGACTACGGCCATCGGCGTAATCAGCCGCACGCCGAAGCACTATTTCTTTGCGCAGGGGGGCGACCCATCCGGCGAAGCTTTGATTGCAATGGAAGCGCCGTTGAACAAGAAAACGATGCGCCTGCAACAGACGCTTTCTCCAACGTGGCGTGACTTGGGCAGCTTTCTATTGATACTTAACGGTATTGATGTGGCATCGCAGCAGATTTGGGCGAATTACACGCCGCCGGAAACCAATCAGCCCATGACCAGTGCACAAATCACAAAGACGTTAGTTGAGGCTGGTATGCCGTTGCAAAATATCTTACGCGATGATGGATGGGACGCTGCCGACCTGCAAGAACTTGCGGATGATATGCAGGCAGAACGGGTACAGGGCGCTACGTTTGCGGATGCTGTGCTGAATCAGGCACAGCGGCAATTTGATAGAGGGGAGGCAGTTGTCTAATGGAAGTTAATTCACTAATCCAACTGTTGATTTACTTGCTTGTCGGTGGGCTGATTGTCTATGTCGTGTACTGGATCATCGGCATGATTGACTTGCCAGCACCAGTAAAGAATGTGATTGTCGTAATCGTGGCGATCATCGTTTTGTTGTGGCTGTTGAGGACGTTTGCCATCATATGAGCACGATAACGATTCGCGCCGAAGCGTACCAGCGCAAAGATATTCCGCAACGTGCGTCCGTGTTGATTATTGACGGGGTGCGCGTCAACACCGGGCCGCATCCGTTCAATTTCCAAATGGAACAGGACTTGATAGACCTGCCACTAAGCATAGATGATCCAGACGCCGGCAAATGGAAAACGTACATGCCAGGAATAAGGACGTATACGCTTGCTCTCGGTAATGTGCCAGTTATGCAGACGAACGATTCACCGGAACGGCGCGATCTAGATGACGGTATGATTGAATGGACGTGGCGCAATGTGGCGATTGAGGGGTAACTGTGACAAAAACCATCTACCAGGTGCAGGGCAAGGAATACGCTACTGAGCCGGAAGCCAGGGCGCATCTTGTGTCAATCGTTGGCGAGCCGGTGCGTAACGTTGACTGGCTAAACACGACATCGATACAGGACGCGGCTAACGGTATCAAGCGGCTTGTGGTT